AAGGTAAAATCTTTAATGATTTTGAAGTGGAACTAAAGCGTGTTTAATTTGCGCTTTTCGTAAATTAATCTTACAATCTTAATAATATAAATAGGAGCAGATAAATGGCAATTAATATCAAAAAATACGTTGACATTACTAGCGGTGTCGGTGGTGGTGCTTCGGTTGCACAGCGTTCTCTTGGTTTGAGAATGTTTACAACAAACACAGTTTTACCAGTAGACACCTTAGTGGAGTTCACAACACTAGAAGACGTAGGAACGTATTTTACAACTACATCAGAAGAGTACTATAGAGCCTCACAGTATTTTAGTTTTGTTAGTAAATCAATTCAAACACCTAAAAAAATTAGTTTCTTTGCTTGGAATCATGCAGGTAGCGAAACTTTAACAGATTGTTTGACTAAATCAGCTCAACTTAGCAATAACTTTGGTTCTTTTGCTTTTACCGATAGTATAGCGTTAACATTAACACAAGTTGAAGAAATCGCTACATGGAACGCGGCTCAAAATGTAATGTTTATTTACTGCCAATCTGTAACAGCGGCAAATTATTCCGCATGGGAAGCAGCATTAATCGGTTTTGCTGGAACAGCGCTTATTTTGACAAAGAGTATAGCTAACCAATACCCAGAGCTTATGCCAGCAGTTATTTTGGCGGCCACTGATTATAATGCCGTGAATGGTACTCAAAACTATATGTTTCAACAATTTGATAATTTAACCCCTACTGTTACGACTACAACATTGTCAAACACATACGATGCGTCAAGAATTAACTACCTAGGACAAACACAAACAGCGGGTCAGTACTTAGCATTCTTCCAACGCGGTGACTTAATGGGTGGCTCTACTGCGCCGATAGCAATGAACGTGTACGCCAATGAAATGTGGTTCAAAGATGCTCTTACCGCTAAACTTATGCAATTGTTGCTTGCTCTTCCTAAAATATCAGCAAACACAAGAGGCAAAGCTCAAATTATGACCGTGTTGCAAGGTGCGATTAACTTAGCTGTCAATAATGGCACTATTTCAGTCGGTAAGACTTTGACTGATACACAAATTCTTTACATTACCAACCAAAGTGGAGATAACAACGCTTGGCAGAAAGTTCAATCTATTGGTTATTGGGTTACTGTTACAATTCAGCCATACACTGGCGCAAGCGGTGCGACTGAATATAAAGCGGTTTATACAATTATTTATTCAAAAGACGACTGTGTGCGCTCAATCAGCGGTTCACACGTATTAATTTAAAAGGAGCTAAAAAATGGCTAACAATGTAAGCGGATACGGTTTTATTATGAGTTTGGCGGCTTCTTATACTTTTCCTAGTGGTTTTGTAATCACGCAATTTGCGGACGATGCAGACCCCGTCACAAGCGAACCGGTCAATATCGGTGATGCGACTATGGGATTGAACGGTGATCTTATCACATGGCAAAAAGCTGAGCCTCTAAAACTTAGCATTTCGGTTATTACTGCAAGTGATGATGATATTAACCTTAGCATTATTGCGGACAATAACAGAGTAGGGAAAGGTAAGTTCCCAGTTCAAGACGAAATCACCTTGACTAAGATTTTTCCTGACGGCTCAATCGAAGTATTCTCTAACGGTATTATGGTTAGCGCGCCCGTAGGTACTGGCGTTAGCAGTGGTGGACGTTTAAAAACTAAGACTTACGGTTTTGTTTTTGAAAATAGATTCTAACTAAACGCATAAAAAAAGGAAAATGATATGCTTTTAAAACCAAAAGAAGTTACAATCACCGACATTGACGGGGTAGAAAGAGAATTTATAATCTCTCGCTTTCCCGCAACGGACGGTATGGAAATAGTGGTTAAATTGCCGATTAGTGCAATGCCAAAGATCGGAGATTTTGAAACTCTTAAAGCAGTACGCGATGACATTTTTAAATTTATCGCAGTTAAAACAGAACTCGGTGAAATAGTCTTAAGCACTAAAGCACTTATTGATAATCACACTAACGATGCAGAAACAGCAATTAAATTGATGAAAGAGATTATTGAGTATAATTACAGTTTTTTTCAAAACGGGATAGTCTCCAGTTCCTTAACTCGATTAATGGAGAAAATCCCGTCCGTAGCACAGTCAATATTGACCCGTTTATTGGAAGCATTATCGAAGCCAAACAAGCGACGCTAAACGAGTTACGAACTATTTACACGCTAGAAGATGCTTTCCTAATGTGGGAAGTGGTCGCTGTGAGTAGATTCAATGAGTACAAAGCAATACAGAAATCAAAGAAAAGGTAAATCAATGGCACTTTTAGACACATTCTTCATCATGTTCGAAGCGGATACTTCAAAGCTCGAAAAAGGCATGAAAGATGCGGATAAAAACTCAAAAGATTTAGCTACTACCTTAACAGACACTATAAATAAAACAAAATCTCTCAATCAGTCATTTAGTGAAATGGTTGTAGAGCTTGGCTCTATTGCCGTCGCTGGCTTTACTGCTAGAAAAATCATAAGTGAATTTAACGAAACTATTTCATTCAGTGATAAGCTAGGTAAAATGAGTACTTCTATTGATGCCAACATAAAAGACATAGGTGCATGGGGGGAAGCTGTCAAGATCAATGGCGGTAGTGCAGAAGGCTTCCAAAGTACTATTAAATCTATGACAAATGATTTTAACCAATTGGGTATGGCTGGGGTTAGTTCTACTATGCCGTTCTTTGCGCGCTTGGGTATTTCTATTTTTGGGGCAAACGGTCAGATCAGAGATGCTATTGATTTGCTTCCTGAACTAGCTGGTAAGTTTGAAAAGATGAGTAACCAAAAAGCAATGGCATATGGTAAAAACTTAGGACTTGACGAAGGCACTATAATGTTACTTCAAAAAGGTCGTAAAGCCGTTGAAGAGCAAATCGAAAAGATGAAGTCTTTGGACGGCATTACCAAAGAAAACTCCAAAGCTTCCGCTGGTTTTCAAAAAGCTATCGATGAAGTTAATTTTTCATTACGTGGTGCGAACCTAGAAATATCAACTGCTATACTTCCGACTATGACTTGGTTCATGGAAAAAATAGAAAGTATTATCCAGTTCTTTAGAGAAAATAAAGAATTTGCAGAAGGATTTTTTATTGCCATAGGCACAGCAGTAGCGGTGTTTTTAGTTCCACCATTAGTAACAGCCACCACAGCACTATGGGCGTTAATAGCTCCTTTTGTTGCTGTCGGTGCGGTAGTTGTTGCGGTTGCTACAGCATTTGCTTTATTGTACGACGACATAACCAACTTTATGGACGGGAACGACAGCTTGATCGGTCAAATATCAGAAAAATATCCTATTGTTGGCGAGACAGTTAAAGACTTGGCGAGTGCCTTTACATTTTTAGGGAACATTGTAAAATCTGTTTTTGGGTTTATTGTTGATGCAATAAGCGAACCTGATAAGGCTTTTACTAATTTCTTCCACAATATTGGATATTCTATTGACGGACTTAAAGAAAGATTTAAAGAGTTGTTTAGCTTCTTTGACGATATGAAAGATAAAATTGAAAACAATCCATTAATGAAAGGCGCAAAAGGTGCATGGTCTGGAACTATGGATTTTTTAGGAATGGGAGACATCCCAACTGCTAAAGCTCAAATAGCAAGCGCAAACAGCGCGCCAATTAATCAAATGAGTAGTAGCGCTATTTCTAATATGAGAGGCGATAGTAACGCAAACATTCAGATCGATAAAATAGAAGTGCAAACACAAGCCACGGACGCGGAAGGCATGGCTACCCATGTAGGCAATGCTTTACAAGATCATCTCCAAACAGCGGCTATGCAATTTAGCGACGGGATACAATAATGGCAGACAATTCACAAAAAATAACAATTGTTGGTATTTACAACGGCACAAAGCTACTCTTTGAAAATGCAAAAATAACAAGCGCAAGGGTTAGAGAAAATGCCAGAATGATGGAGCACCCTATCGAAAGCGGCTCTATTATTACAGATCATAAAATACTGATGCCTATAGAGATCAGTTTTCAAGTGATCATATCAAGTTCAGATTATAGATCGGTGTATGCCTCTATTAAAAAAGCCTATGCAAATTCATCGTTTTTAATAGTTCAAACACGAAGCGGTGCATATAAAAACATGGTCTTACAGGCTATACCGCACGAAGAAAATGCAAGCGTTTATAATGCTCTCATAATGATGATTAATTTAAAAGAGGTGTTCATAGTTGGCTCAAAAGGTATCAGTAACCCAAAAAGCGCAACCAATGGAGATACTAAAAAAAGTGGAACACAACAAGGAACGGAGGCTAAGGCTAGTGTTTCTGCTAAAGTTTCCAATTATTTTAGGGGTAAATAAATGATAGCAATAGACCTACAAACAATTCCTAACCAAAACTTTACTATTCAATTAGAAAACAAGAATTATGATATTACTATAAAAACAATTGATGCAAACAATAAAATGTGCATTACTATTTTACGTGATAACGTAGCAATCATTTCAGGCTTTGAGCTTATCGGAAATATGCCTATTATTCCTTACCGTCATTTAGAGCATGGAAATTTTATTATTGCAACGAATGACGATAACATGCCAGACTATACACAATTTAATGTATCACAGTTTCTTTATTATGTAACTGTATCGGAATTGGTGGCGGCTCGTGTTTGATGATAGATTATTAAAAGTTTCCGTAGGTTCAAAAGAATACGAAGGCTTAAAGATTGACGTAAGTGGTAGCAAGTACGACAATTCCATTGCAAACGATGCCACTGTTAAGATTACAAACCTTGACCGTGCAACACGTGATTTTATCCTTACCGAATCAACTCCTTTTAGGCAGGGAATGGTTAATCAAAAAGTAATTGTATCGGCTGGGCGTAAATCAACGGGCTATGCAGTCGTATTTGTAGGAGATGTGTTTCGTTCGACTATTTCACAGCCTCCAGACATAGGGCTAACAATTAAGTGCATGACGGGGTTTTCTAGCCAAGGCGTGATGGTTACTAATCCGCAAGGAGAAGAAACACAAGTAAGCGCAATAGCAACAAAAGCCGCGAGCAATTTAGGACTAAAACTTGTCAACGAATCGACCGATAAAAAGATCGCTAATTATAGCTATAACGGTTCAGCATTTAAAGAAGTTGGAGAATTGTGCAAGCTTGGAGAATATAACGCTTTTATAGATGATGAAACGCTCGTTATAAAAGACAAAGGCAAGCCATTAAGCGGTACTACTCCTTTTTTAAGTCAATCTACTGGCATGATCGGGATACCTGAAATAACAGAGTTTGGTGTGCGTGTTAAATGCTTGTTTGATAACAATATAAAGGTAGGTTGTGCTATTACTGTTCAAAGTATTCTAAATCCTGCAGTTAATGGAACGTACACTGTTTATCGCTTGACGTTTGACTTATCAAACCGTGATACACCTTTTTATTATACTGTTGAAGCAATGAGGAAATTGTAATGACAAACTACCCAGACATTGACCCCTCGGACGTTGGTAACTTTTCGGGAACATTAAAATATATATTTGGAAAACTTCAATCGCAAGTTGATGGAATGTTGCCCGCTCGTATTGTAGCGTATGACCGTGCCAAAAATAGGGCTACCGTTCAGCCATTGATTAAAAATTTAACGACTAGCGGGTTTGTAGCAAGTAGATCACAGCTTGCAAGTATACCAGTAATGCAATTCGGTGGCGGGGGATTTGTTTTTAATTTTCCTTTTAAAGCTGGTGATCTCGGTTGGATAAAAGCAAGTGATAGAGACATAAGCGTGTTTTTACAATCATTTGAGGAAGCACAGCCCAACACATTACGCACGTATTCTTTTAGCGATGGAGTGTTTATTCCTGACGCCATGAAAGGCTGGACTATTGCGGGAGAGGATACGGACAACGCGGTCATTCAAACGCTAGACGGAAGTGTGCGTATTTCTATAGGTGCGAATGGGGTAAAAATTACTTCGCCATTAATTACATTTGATGGTGATACGGTTATGAATGGTGACCTTAACGTACACGGAACAATTACAGCTCAAAATTATTTAACAGAGGTAATTTAATGAAAACTTTATCAGTAAATACAAATAACGATATCCATATTTCTAACGGTAGTATAGTAATGTCGGAAGGGCTAAGAGCTTTAGCAAACACCGCTGAGCAGAACGTAAAAACATTACTTGGCGAATTAGTTTTTGATACTACGGCAGGGGTTGATTATTTTGGGGTAGCGTGGAATGGAAAACCAAACGTAACTCAATTAGAAAATTACATCAGAACACAAATTTTAAATACTGACGGGGTGACTAACATTCAAATCCTTACGGTATTTGCACAAAGTGATAATTTTTCTTATACTGCCGTTATAGAAACTATTTACGGGGAGGCTAAACTTGGCGTATGATTATATCACAACGACTGGCATAGTAGTAGCCGACACTTCAACAACATTAACAGAAGTTCAAACAGAATGGACTAATACTTTTGGGAATGATCTTGACTTAACGCCCTCAACTCCGCAGGGATTAATGATTAGTGCCGAAACTTTAAATCGAACTAACTTAGCTAATTTTGCCGTGCAACTTGTAAACCAATTTAACCCTAATTATGCGGGTGGTGTTTTTCAAGATGCAATGTGTTCATTATTTGATGTTTATAGAGTAAGCGCGACTTATACCCTAGTTACTGCAACATTAACGGGAACTAGCGGTACTATTATTCCTAGTGGTAGCTTGGCAAGCAATACTAATGGAGACAATTTTCAACTTTTAAGCACCGTTACAATTCCAAGTGGTGGCACTATTGACGCAATTTTTCAAGCAGTAACAATCGGTGCGGTTAAATGTCTAGCGGGAACATTAAATACTATTCAGAGCGGGATAGTCGGTTGGACTGGAATTAACAATGCAAGCGATGGAACTGTAGGCATAAACGAGCAAACAGACTCAAGCTTAAGATTATACCGAAGTAATACACTAGCAAATCAAGCTGTGCAAACTACAGACGCAGTTCAATCGGCTTTATATCTTGTTAATGGCGTAAAGTCGCTTACTTTTAGAGAAAACTATACGGGAGCAACTGCAACAATTGACGGAATAAGTTTAGTTAAAAATAGCATTTGGGCTTGTATTTATGGAGGGGCTAATGCAGATATAGCAAAAGCAATGTTATCCAATAGATCGGCTGGGTGTAATTTTAATGGAGCGCAAAGCGTAGCTACTACAGCGTCAAGCGGTCAGGTTATTAATGTTCTTTTTGATCGCCCAACTATTATTCCTTTTCTAGTACGTATCACCGTTAAAATTTCATCTAACTCTAGCGTATCCGCTGTCCAAATACAAGATATAATTTATAATTATGCAAATGGATTAATAGACGGAGAAGCTGGTTTAACCGTTGGTACCAATGTGTCTCCTTTTGAACTAGGTGCCTATGTTGCTTCATCTGCTGGAGTCTATGTTAAACTGGTAGAAATTGCTCCAGTTAGCACGGGAACTTACCAAAGCACGGAGTACGCTATTGCACTTAACCAGATAGCACTTATTCAAAGCGCATCAGCCGTTCAGGTTATATTGTTATGACCGTAGAAACTTTTGATTTTGAAAGCAATTTATTACAAGTCTTATTATGGCAATATAATGAAGCTTTAAATATCCAATCGTTACTTGAAAAAAAGCAAGAGTGGACTAATCAGAACGTAACTCAATTTATTAATGATTGGTATAGCAACGTCTATAATTTAAACACAGCTAATGAATTTGGCTTGCAAGTTTGGGCAATTATACTGGGTGTTAAATTTGATCTTGCAACTGTAACTATTACACAAGCTTTTGGGTTTGACCATAATGGAACTTTCGATACTTCAACTTTTGCGCCAGAGGCAGGAACGTCTCTCACCATAGAGCAACGAAGAACTATTTTAAAATTTCGTTATCTTTATTTGACTACAAATGCAACAATAGATAAAATAGATTCAGCAGTTAA